TAATGCCTAAAACATAACGTTTTCCACTTCTACCAACCATAAGAGTACAAGGTTCTTCATCCCCTTTCAGAGTGCACAACTCCATCTTCTTTGCGCTAAAATAACTATCACTACCGTCAGTAAACTGAGCACAATACTCACGTTGAAACGAAAAATGAGATGAGCCACCTTCTTGGGCTTCTTCAATAATAGTTCTATCTATCATTTCTTCTGGCAAGGCCTCGTAGCCCATTTGAGATACAAAGTATTTAGCATCTCCTACTTCTTCGTCTGACTGAATTTTATTTACCCACTCTTGATAAGTCTTATATAGATTCTCAAAAGTATAACTAGCTGAAGATAGAGCTATCATCTTAGATTTATTTTCGAACTTAGTTCTTTCCTCTTCTTTTATAACTCCCTCTGCAACTAGCTTATCTTCTATTTCCTTTATCTCCATTCTGCGCTTCATGTCTTGAGGCGCAACAAGGAATGGCATCAACACGTTTTTAATTATGTCTTCAGGCAGTAGTAGGTACTCATCAAGAACAAGTATGTTAGCACGAAAACCACGAATCTTTTCACCACTTAAAGGGATAGCGGTTATAGTGCCTCCGTTTATCTTCCATTCGTATTGGTCATTTCTTTTAGCTTTAGCGCCAAAAGCCTGAGCTAGGAGAGTAGCCTCTTTGGTCTCTACTATCTTTTCTATGTTATTAAAAATAAACCTAGCTGTACGAAAAGTCGGGCCAGCTATAAGTATCTTTGTATTAGGCTCGAATATGCACTGCAAAAAACAATATACTGAAGCTATGAAAGACTTACCGCAACCACGACCCCAAACACACATACTAAAGTTCCTATTGAACATACCCCTAAGAGTTATCTCTTGAAACGGCGCTAGTTTTATTCCGGTAAGTAAGTATGTAGTGAAGAACAAGTTATTTCTGAGAAATTCAGCAAGCGTACTGCGAGCTTGTTTTTCTTCAAGGAAACCTTCTATCTTTGCTAGTCTAGCATTGACATCCTCGACTTCTCTTTCGTATTTTTCAGGACTTGACCACATTATAATAAGTTAAGATCATAAGCTAACTGTAGATCTAGATCTTTATAATCATTACCGCAGAAAAAAAGTTTTCTAGTTAGTCTAGTCGCCTCTGTTCTACCTTTAGCAAATAGAAATTGTACATTGTCATGCTTCTGTATAATATCTCTCACGTTTCTCATGACATACTCTGGAGTGACCTGAACTTTCTTAGTAATGTATTTTAAGTAATTAAACTTCATCATGTTATCTAAAGAATTTTCTACGACTACGACAACATAAGCGCCTTGCTCTTCTGCTCTTTCTAATTCCCTAGAAAACCTATCGCAGCCACCAGTAAACGTGCCTATAAAATCTTTAGTCTCTTTTCTTTCTACATAACATTTATTACCTTCTTTGTCAAGCCAGTAATCTGCAAATTTTAAACCTTCTCTCCTAGTTCCGTAATTGATATTTAGAGGCTTCTGTTCTCTCGTATCAACTACAATCTCATAGCCTTCTTCTATATTCTCTTCTATCTTATTTTGAGGAAGTTTGTCGAATCTTTTTAGCAACCCAAGATCCCAACACAAATCGTAATAGTTACCAAAAAGTTTTTGATAATAAAATATAGGCGGCATCATTGACGAACGAAGTTCTACTTGAGTAGGAGAATATTTAATTTTCCTTCTCATCATTCTATCTTTAATCACTTGCACGCAAAACTTTCTAGCGTCTTCTTGAGATGCAGACTCTAAATACTTTTTCATATTAGGTCTAGAATTAAAATAGTTAGCAAAATAATGAGCTTTGTTTTTAAATTTAATTAAATCTCCAGTTAATAAATCTCTTCTTGGGTAATACTTTTGATAGTATTCAGCCATGCGCATTTTATGCTTACGAAGATGCATATGTAACTGCTTCTCTGTCTCAAACTTTTCTCCGTCTATTTTGCAGACGTGCTCTACTTTTATACATTCGCTAAGTGGTTTATCCATTTATTGCTTCCTCCTCTGAAAGGCCAAATATTCTGGCTTTTATATCATCTATGGTTGAAAGTTTTTCTACCTCATCTTTGACAGCTTTCTTTCTAAGCTCAGCCATCTTAATAAGCTCTCTACGACTCTCTTCCTCTTTCCAAGTCTCTACTAAATTAAGTATACTAGCATTCTCCTGAACTTGCTTGCTCAACCTGTCACTTCTTTTTTGCTTTAGGTCGCTAAGTAGCTTGTGCTGCCTATTAACGCAGGAGTTATATTCATTTTGAGCCGTACTGATAGCTTCAACCAAACTCATAGATATTCTTCTGCCCTCGTTGTCATTTGCGGTATCGTCAAGTAATCTTTGTAGCCTACCAACTCTTCTTTGAATATTAGACGCTATAACTACTTCTCCAGATAAAACAATATATTGGTCTACCTCTTCCTGTGTTAAGTCAGCTTTGTCATGGGTATACCTAACAAAAGAAGACTCAAAAAGTTCCCTTTCTGTTTCGTGTTCGTAGTTGTTTATCTGGTGAACAAATCTAAAAGTATGAAGATAGCCCATTAACTTCTCTAAATTTTTTTTCTGACGAGGGGTAATTTTATCTTTATCAATACCGCTGTCATGAACAAATCTATTGACCCTACTTAAGACTCTGTCCGGATGCTTAGGTGGTTTGTACTCAAACCTTTCTTGCTCTTCTTCTGGGGTCTCGAAATCTTCTCCTTCTAAGCTTTTGCAGTAGTCTGTGACCATTCTAGTTTCAGCGCTTAAACTAGTCAAGCTTTCATTGGCAAAAATTATACGAGACATCTCCACGTACTTCATCGTGCCCCTATGATTCCTTATAAACTCTTTGTGTTCTTCCGATAGCTCAGGCTTTTCTACTTTCTGATACTCGCTAGCCGGTATAGCATTAAAGTCTATTTCGCTTAGGTAAGACTTTACGGCTCGACCTTCTTTACTTCTGCCATCTTTACCTTTGAAGCCAGCGACATCTTGTATAAGATGCATTAAAGATATATCTACGTCTTCTCCGGCTAGAAACCTATCTCTAACTGAAGTCAACGCAAACTTTTGTTCGTTTGTTAAATCGCTCATTATCTTATTGTTAAAAAATCTGTCAAGGGTTTATCTTCCTCTGATAGATTCAAAAAAGTATCTCTCTTAATCAACATAGATTTTTCTATCTGCCAACTATCGGGGTGACAAACATAGTCTATAGTAAGCAGCTCTCTATCTTTATTTATACATTTTTGACCTTTATGAAAACCTGTAGTCATAGCGAATACAACGTCTCCTTTTTTAGCTGTAAGATGTTTTATTTTATCAGACCCATAAAAATTTTCTATCTCATCGTCTGACCATCTGTATTGGTCTGTTAGGTTCTCTGGTTTTTTATCTACACTACCTTCAACATAAGTAAAGGGTCCGTCTTCTGGGGTGTCTACATCTTTCAAGTAAACAAAAGCTTTAAAAAAGTAAGGAGAGTTTGGATCAACATGATAAAGAGTTGTAGCTTCGGGATTTAGGTCATTAGCAAAACTTTTTCTTAAATTTAAAGTTCCTATCGCAGGCATACATTCAAAAAAAGACTTAGCTATGCTTACTAAGTTGTCGTCAAAAATTATATCTGAGATCTGCGGAACATTATAAAGGGGTTCAGGGACAGACAAAAATAATTGATTATGTCTTGCCTCGGATTGGTTGAGAATATTACATCCTTGCTCAGTAACTTGTCGACCCAAGTCAGAGTCAACTTCTATTGTTCCTCCATCTAGTATATAATTAAGTCTCTCGCTTATAGAATCAATAACATCTATCTTATGAGATAAAGCTCCTTGCTTTTTAAGCCAACCATTCTCCCTCAATATAAAACTATCTCTTTTTTTGGCTATAATTTCTTCTGAGGCAATTGGATATCTAAAAGATCTATCTACAATACTATCCATAACTCTTTCTGCGTCCTCTTTCAGAAAGTGTTTTATTTCACCTTGTTTGGTTACTTGTACAGTATTTTTAAGATCAGGAATTTTTATCATATCCAATCTAGATCATTTTTTTCTAAAATTTTTCTAGCCTTAACAAGAATAGATTTTTGTATGTTCTTTATTTGTTTGTAGCCCGGAGTTCTGTTCTTCTCTGTGGTTTTAAAATTTAAAGTCTCTGCTATCTCTTGTTCTGTTTTATTTAACATATAAAAACCCTCATAAACTATCCACTCGTTAGGCTTTAAAATTTCTTTGAGTTTATTATTTAATTTAATTATACCTAGCTCTATATCAGCTGGAGATACCTCTACTTCATTTACTTGCTCTTTATGTTTCTCTAGAGGTAAGGCCATCTTAACGTCATAGGCCGACTTCTTTTTTTGTAGCCAAGATTTGTAAAGAGGACACCTACCATCTTGACTTCCGTATATCGAACAAGCAGAATCAGGTTCGGCTGCTGCGCATTTTAAACAAGGCTTGCAGTAATTACTGTAATTATTTCTAATTAAGTTTTTGAGCTGGTTTGAGATTATCCTATTTAACCAAGGAGCTAAAGGTTTTGAAGGATCATATAAATGCCACTTTTTATAAATGTGTATTTTTAGGATCTGAGATATATCATCAAAGTCCATCCACGCTATAGAAGTTAAAGTCCATTTATTTCTTCTTTTAGAAATCTCTTGATCAATAACATCTATGCAGTCCTCAAATTTTAATTCTGCAGCCTTCTTTTTTGGCATTTCATTTAGGTATCTTGTTCGTCTGCTCTTGGAACAGGATTAACTAAGTTACCTAAAGTTTGAGAATCTCTTCTTGGGAAATACGATGCTTGCATATCTAGTTCAAGAGGAGGTATGTCTCTGCTAATTGACACCTTATCTTCCTCGACTTCAATTTCTGCCGCAACCTCTGGTATGGTGGCTGCTGGTTTTTGCCCTGTAGATAAGTTAGTCCCACAAGACGTACAAAATTTTGGCTTCTGCAGTAAAGAAGACTTAGTCTCCATCACCCAAGGGTTAGATTGACCGCAGCTCTGACAATAAGTAACTTTTTTTAACTTAGACATATCTTTTATAACTAAGCA